TGCTGGTGAGGAGCTTTCCGAGGAATTCCAAGAGAAAGCACGTACCATCTTTGAGACTGCAATTAAGTCTAAGGTTGCAGAAATCAAAGAAGAACTTCAAGCACAATACGAGGAGTCACTCGTAGAAGAGCTTGTTGCTATTAAAGAAGAACTCACCGATAGAGTCGATGCATACCTTGAGTATGTTGCCGACGAGTGGGTTTCGGAAAATGCTCTTGCTGTTGAAGCAGGACTCAAAACTGAGATGACCGAATCATTCCTTCAAGGAATGAAGGGTCTTTTTGAAGATCATTATGTAACAATCCCTGAAGATAGATATGATGTACTCAATACTATGGTAGAAAAACTTGATGAAATGGAAGGAAAACTCAACGAGCAAATTCAAAGAAATGTTGCTCTGAACAGAAGATTAGCAGAGTCGGTTGCCGATGTAATTTTTGCAGATGTCGCTGAGGGTCTTGCACTTTCTCAGAAGGACAAACTCGCTTCTCTTGCCGAAAATGTTGAGTTTGATAGTGAAGCAAACTATCGTGAGAAACTGGTAACTCTGAGGGAATCGTATTTCCCAACATATACTAGTACTCAAAGAGATGACTCTGAAACCTTATCCGAAAGTACAGATGTTCAGTCCCAACAACCACAAGTTGATGGAAGAATGGCATCATACCTTCAGACTCTGGGAAGAGTCGCCAAACAGTGATTTTTAAATAATAGACAATCAAACAAAAACTTTTAACAAGGTAAAACAAATGCAAACATTCAACGCAGAATATTTGCAGGAGAAGTGGGCACCAATTCTGGACTATTCTGGAATGGATCAGATCAAAGATGCACATCGCAGATCTGTAACCGCTATCCTGCTAGAAAACCAAGAAAGAGAACTCCGCGAAGAGCGTGATTTCCTCTACGAATCTCCAACCATGAATACTGCTTCTGGTGCCAGTGGCGCTGGATTTGGCGGTAGCGCACAAGGATTCAATGCTGGACCTACAGCTGGTTTCGACCCCGTTCTGATTTCTCTAATCAGACGTTCAATGCCTAACCTGATCGCTTATGATCTGTGTGGCGTTCAACCAATGAATGGACCTACTGGACTCATCTTTGCGATGCGTTCACGTTATACCAATCAGTCTGGAACTGAAGCATTCTACAACGAAGCAGATACTAGATTCTCTGCTCAGAATGCCGCCGGTACTCTTCCATCAGGTAATGTTGGTTTCGGTACTACCGCTGCTCAGACAGGAAGCAATCCTAGCGTTCTTAACGATAATCCTGCAGGAACTTATAATTATTCTAGCGGTATGCGTACCGATAGTTCTGAAGCACTTGGAGAAGCAGGTTCTGCATTCAACGAAATGGCATTCTCGATTGAGAAAGTCACCGTTACTGCAAAGTCACGCGCTCTGAAGGCTGAGTATTCACTCGAACTCGCTCAGGACCTTAAGGCAATTCATGGTCTGAATGCTGAAGCGGAATTGGCAAACATTCTCTCAACCGAGATTCTTGCTGAAATCAACCGTGAAGTCATTAGAACCGTTTATAACATTGCTAGACCTGGCGCTCAAGCAAACACTGCTACTGCCGGTACTTTTGACCTCGATGTTGACTCCAATGGTCGTTGGTCTGTTGAGAAGTTTAAGGGTCTTATTTTCCAAATCGAGCGCGATGCCAACGCTATCGCCCAGCAGACTCGTAGAGGGAAAGGTAATATGATTCTTTGCTCCGCAGACGTTGCTTCGGCACTTGCGATGGCAGGAGTTCTTGATTACACCCCAGCACTCAACGCAAACCTGAATGTTGATGACACCGGCAATACATTTGCTGGCGTTCTTCAAGGCAAGTATAAGGTTTATATTGACCCATATTCGGCAAACGTTGCTCCTAATCAGTTCTACGTTGTTGGTTATAAGGGTTCTTCCCCTTATGATGCCGGACTGTTCTATTGCCCTTATGTTCCTCTCCAAATGGTTCGTGCCGTTGGTGAGAACACCTTCCAACCCAAAATCGGATTTAAGACGCGCTACGGCATCGTCGCTAATCCTTTTGCTGAAGGAACAACTGTGGGCAGTGGCGCACTCACAACCAACGCTAACGCCTACTACAGAGAG